TATTGTTTGAGGCTGTGGTGTTGGACTGAAGCGTGGATGCGCCCAGCGCAGTATTGGAGCCTCCCGTTGTATTAGCCGCCAAAGCACTAGCACCCACCGCAGTGTTGGTGGCTACAGCACCTGCGCCACGGCCTACGGTGAGGCTATTTACAGTGATGTCACTTGTGGTGGTAAGGGTGGTGATCGTCCCGCCACCAACAGCCATAACCCCCGATGTAGACGGCAAAGTCACAGTCACAGTGCCAGCCACTGCTGGTGCGGATAAAGTAACGGAACCGCTGGTGTCCCCTGAGACAACAATACTTGACATATTAAATCCTTTGTATCACAACACGACCCAGCGTGAGCCAGATGAAACAGTAACGACCGCCCCGGAGGCCACGGTGATTGGGCCTGCCGATGAGCCCGAATACCCCGCCGCAATCGTGTAGCTGGTAGCCACCGTCAAACTGTTCACCACAATCCCGTTGCTTGCCACTGGCACTCTGGCCTGCAATTCACCCGTTGAGGGCTTGTACAACAGGAAAGCGTTGCCTGTGTACAAAGTGGAAGCGTTGCCAGTCGTGACACTGGAGAACACTGGGTACAGGTTGCTTGCAGTAGCTGTGTCGTTGGAGATCACCGCTCCGCCCAGGAGTGTCCAGCTTGAGCCGTTATAGCCCTCATACTGGGTCAACGTGCTGTTCCAACGAATCTTGCCCACTGCGCCCGTGGGCCGCTCGCCTGTCGTGCCTACTGGGATTTTTACCGCGCCCGTGGAGTTGAACGATGAGTCGCCCGAAGCGGCCAGGATGTTTACATCAACTGTAGTACCCGCAGAATCTATGTACACCGCCCGCTCAGCAGGCTGAGTGACAAACACATCTTTGGTGCCCGATGTAAAAACTACAAGCGAACCTGAGTTGCTGGAAGCCAGAACAGTTGTACGGGAAAGCGTGTTACCAGCAGAGGTGTATGTGCCAATGCCTACTTCCCACTCGCCTGAGACTACGTTGGCTATGGTGTAGTACGTGCTGTTACTGTTGCCAATACCAGCGGAGAAGGTTTGAAAGCCCGTGTATGCGCCAGCGAGCGTTACAGCAGTCGTGCCTGTGCTAGTGGTGGTTTCCCTTACCCGGTCTGCGAGGACGAGTGCCATAGATCATGCTCCTGTCAGTTGAGACTCTTCAAACCAGCGTTGTTGAGTTGCTCCATCGGTATCCGTCCACTCGATCAGATACGACACTACACCCTCTTCACTCATACGCAGAGCAAGCACCGGGCCTTGGGGGATGACTGCGACAGCCTTAACAACGTCGCCTTTTTTGAATGTTGTTGCCATGATTAACCTTTTAAGTCACGTCGGCAAATGTTTTGCCATGAAGAATATTTAACACTGTTTTTTTGCTAACACCCAGCTTGGTTGCCAACGCTTGAGCCGTCATTGTCGGATAGTTTGCTCTAACATACAACGCATCTTTGTCTTTTAATTTTGAATTCGGGCGTTGGGGTATTGGGGCGGTAACTGCTTGTTCAGGAGTCATCCCCATGTTGTTTATTCTATTTAAAATAGCACCGTTTTTGCAGCCAATTTCTCTAGCCCATTCAGCTAAAGTCTGCGTCTTTCCTCTGGCCGTAATAAAATGGTTGTTGCGTTTGTTTCTTGCTTGTTCTGCGCGGGTGGCCCACCTACAATTTTCTGGGCTGTAGTTAGCATTATTGTCAATGCGCTCCAAAGTTTGACCTTCAGACGGCTCCCCCATGTCAGCAAAAAAATTATTAAAGCCTTTTGCCCCATGCCAGCGAACGTCTACTTGGATGCCACGAGCGCCGTAGTGTTCGTAAGACTTTTGTGATGGTTTAGAGCAACGATTGTGCATTGATCGCCAAATTCCAAGAAGTTTCTTTGTGTGTTCCATGTATACTCCAACTGTTAATGGTTAGAGTATACACAACTTTTATTTATCCAGCAAGGGACAAAGTATACGATACAGAGAGGGTGTCGCCAGACACAACAGAACGATCCCCTGGGGCGCTAAAGTCTGCGGCTGAGTACAACGTACCAGTCGTACCGCCCTTGGTGTTGTTGCTGGTTACAAACGCCCCGCCAATTGTGGTTGTGCCATTGATGCTAAACGTAGCTGGTGAAGCTGAGTTTGTAGCCACCGAAGGGTTGGCAGTCGTGGGGGTTCCAAACGTACAGGCAGGCCGGGTGGCTTGACTATAAGCAGTCACTTCAGTCCAACCAGCATGGGAAGCCATGGTGTCACCAGCGGCAGGGCTGTTGGTTGCGCCAGACCCATAAACACCAAGATACCAAGCTGCGGTATACGTTGTGCCCGTAAAGTACTTGGCGTTCATATCCTGCAAGCCTTCATTGACCACCAGATTGGGAGCTTCGTCTTCCCACTTCAGGTTGCCGTCTTTGTCGTGGCACTGGATTTTGTACACGCCCTTTGCGCTTGTGCTATCAGCGGCGGAGCCACCAGCAATCAAGCTGCTTGAGGCAACATCTTTGGATTTAACTTTATCGTTGAACATGATTGCTCCTTAAACAAGCCGAATGAGTGCCGATGTGCTGGTGTTTGCAGGCATCGTCACGGGAAAACTGTTGGTGGATGTTTTGTTACTGCCAAAGTCCAAGACGCACACTGCGCCATTGTCCCCCGGGGTGTATATCAAAGCACCTCTGGCAGTGATTGCCCCCGTCCAAGACGGGGAGGAGAAGTTGATGAACACAATGCTCCCAGAAGAAGCCAACTCCGTGCCAATGGTCGCAGTAATGATTTGACCGCCAGCGACGTAGTTGCCCCCAGACGCCTCATCAGCCGCAGTGTACGCGGTGGTGTTCTGGTCAAGTGTGGCCGCGTTGGTGTACAGCGCCAGATAAAAGGTATCTGTTGCAAAATTGATTGTGCCGTTTACCAGCCCGGAGCGAAGTGTGTTGCAACTGTAGTTGCCAGTGAACGCCATCAACGCACTCCGTTATTCTGCGGCAACGGCGCTTGCCGATATTGCCCGCTGCGGTATGCGTCGCTGCGCTCCAACCCGTCACCCAGACGCTGCGCCAATGCAAGCGCTTCTTTGTACTTGGTCTCATACATGGTGATGATGTCCACCTCCCCCTTCATGAAGCTGTACGCTTCTACCAAAGACCCGTACAACAGTACGGTGTCAAAGTTGTCACCCAGCCAAGTGCGGCCATCAGCGGCAACAGTGATTGAGTCTGGATAGAAGAAGTAGTGCAACTCCATGTTGTAGGAGGCGTCAGGCGTTGGTCCAAGAATGAACGACAGTTCATCACTGTTGCTGTATGACGGGCCAAACAAAGCGTAGTACTTCGGGATGGCTGTGTCCGTTGGTTGGGGGTACGCTTGGCGGATGAAGTTCACATCCTTGTTCAACAGATACTCATACGAGCCATCTGCGGCAATCACTGCCATTGAATACGTTGCCAAGAAGTCGGATGGGCAAGCCAAGTACTTATTGCTTGTAGTTGTGAACCCGGTTACGTTCTTGCGCAACGATGGGAACTGAACCGAGTTGTATATACGTTGTTCAGCCTGCGTGATGAAAATATTGATCTGTGTCGTTGCAGACACAGTACCCCCACTCGCAAGGTACACATCGGGAAACTGGTTCTCGGTGTAGCTCTGAATTGTGTTGTACAACTCGGTGTAGTTCATGCCATCGGGCCTCTGGCCATCTTGCCTTTGGTCTGCGCTTTACCGCCACGCACCACAATACCAGAGGTCTTCATGGGTGGGTAGTCTTGGCTGCGCGTGTTGGCCACAGCCACGTTTGCTTTACGCATCGTCTCTTTGGCTGGCTCTTCACCAACAATCACGTTGGCTACTTTGGTCGGTTGCTTGTAGGTTGCCATATCAGCCCCCACGACCAGGGCTGCGCTGGTTCATGACCTTAGCCATGTTGCGCCCGTATTTCAGCATGTCGCCGTTGGTCTTGCCGCCAGCTCTGAGTTTGGTCATAGGCTTGCCGGGGTGCAGCTTTTTCTCATGCTTATGCACCGCGCCTGCGACCATTTTCTTGTCTTGTGCCAAGTCTTTCTTGTCCATCTTCGACTCCTTATGTCGTTGCTACCGTAACTGTACCCAATTGCACGCCCAAAACCAAGTTATTTGGTGTCAAAGCGGCATCAAAAAATTCTGAACCCCCCACAGGTGTCCAGCCCCACTGAAAAATCCTGCTGCCCCCGCTGAGAATCCCCTGCGCATCAGCCGCTGAACTGTTGGTCAAAGCAATCTGCAAACCTGTGCGCCCAGACACTTTGTAGCTGAGATCAGGCCGGGGGTCTCGTATCCCCTGCGGGTCATCCACCGGGTACATACCCAGTTGCAACTGCGGTTGATCGGGGTCCCAACACTGGGGGCAAACCTTGAGATCATATACCTTGGTCTTGACAACTTCTTTGCGCAGCGCGGTCAATTTGAAGCGGAACCCGCAACGGTCACACTCCGCAATTGAGTTCTTGCCAGACGCAAACCTGTTACCCATTACGTACCCCCAATGAACATCTGCCTGGGCACAAGCCTCAGAGCCGCACGTTCTTGGTCTTCGTCCGCAGCCGTCATCCAGGCTTCGTCATACTGTTGTTTGAGCACGCCCAGGCGCTCCATGCCACCGGGCACTTTGAGCGCAATGTAGTAGGCCAGCCCTGCTGCCATGCAAGGAACGAACCGGAAGGGCACATCCATGACGTTCACGCCACCGCCAGCATCTTGCACCCGGCGCATGCGCCAATAGACAAACTGATAGGTCTGAGAGCCATCAGGCGTAGGCCACACCGTGACACGGGGGGCGTTGTTGACGCGGATGGGGTTGCCCGCCGCAGGGGTCTGCTGGGTCGTGCCAATCTGTGCACGAAACACGTTACTAAGGGTATTGCCTGAGATGTAGTTGTAGAACACCGTCTCTGTGCCGCCAGCGGTCACGATGTCCACGTACCCAATGGCTGGGAGCCCCACAACGGAGTTCAGCGTGATCGTTGCCGCAGTGAGGTCTTGGGACACGAACGTCGAAGCGGTGGTGGCCACCTGCCCGTCCAAGCGCTGATACCAGACCTGGATGGGCCGGGCCTGATTGAGCTTGTTAGGAATGGTGGCGTAGGTGGATACGCTGATGCGCGTGATTGTCAAATCCGCTTGGTTGGACAGGATGTTGGCATTGGTGCGGATCACATGGTCCAGCAGATCAACAGTGTCGCTGGGGACGGCGTAGGTATTCAGCCCTTGTGTCAGGGTGATCGTGCCTTGCTCAAACGTCCACATGTTGATGCCACGATTGGCCCAGTCAGCAAACAGTAAGTTAAGCGATCGACGCGCAGTTCGCAGGTCATACCCCGTGCGCATCTCTGAACCCGCACGCTCAAACGCCTCCTCGACCAGCTCAGTTAGGTCGAGGTTAAAGCCTGATTGTCCAGAGGTGACTGCCATTATTCGACCTTACCGCCGTTTTTAAACATGCTGTTACCACCAAGGCCAAGACCGCTTAAAAGTCCAGCCAAACCGCCGCCTTGAAGCGGCCCTTGCTGTTGCCCCCAGTTGCTACCACCACGGCCACCATACCCCCAGCCATCACGGCTACGAGACTGGTACTGGGGTTGATACTGTTGGTTTTGTTGTTGAGGCTGATACTGCTGCGAATACGTCCGCATTTTATTCTGCAAGTCCTGCATCTGGTTTTGGTAACCTTGCCACTCAGGGTTCTGCTGCCAGGAGGATTGTTGCTGCTGTGGAAACGGCTGTTGCTCCCGTGGGCTACGCATTCTGTCATCTTGGTAATTTTCAGGCAGTTGTGCAGGAAGCGCAACAGGCGCTGCATACGCATTGCCCACAGGCGCAGCGGGAGCGGACGGGACCGTCGGAGACCCCTGAGACATGCCGCCTTGCACAGCCTGTCCCACCTGCCCCATCATTTGTTGTCCGCCACCGCCCATTATCTAAACCCCGCTGTTTTCTTCGCAATGCTCTTGGGTTGCGCCACAAACTGTTTACCTGCCGCCTTACCTTGCCGCTTGGCTTTGGTGGTAGCCGCGTACTCAGCAGGGGACAAGGACTTGATTGCCGCTTCTGGAAGATACCGCTCCCCCGTCTTTGACGAAGGCTTCCCCGACTTGGTGCGCCACTTCTGGTCACCCCAGTTTTTAAGGGAAGTCTGCGGTGCTTTCAATCGCGGTAGCCCCCGCCCGCAGCCTTGTACTTCTTGGCCACAAGCTGTGCTTTACGGGCCGACCATTGGCCTGCGCCCGTTCCGTGGGTTGCCGCTGCCTTCACCTGGGACACGATCTTCTTGCGAAGACCGGGCTTGGTGTAATTGCCCGCAGCATTCACCGTTCCACCTTCTTTGTACTCGGTGAAATCAGTGTCATCCCGGCGCTTCTTACGCTTGGCTCCGGGCATTTTGGAGGGGTTGATGTCCCCCATCCCACGGCTGGCCATCATCTCAGCACTTACCGCCAGACTTCATGCCCAGGGGCTTGGAGCCAGCCATCTTGACCATCGTGCCCTTGGTTTTACCCTTGGAAGCGATGCCGTCACGGCTGGGGGCACCAGTTTTGACGCTGCCCATCTTGGCGCTGGTGATGCCACCGGACGCCATTTTCTTTGTGCCCATTGCTTTTTTCTTAGCAATCATTTCCATGAAAGGGTTTGCTTTAGCCATATCACCACCTCTTTTAAAAGACTTGCCTTTGTCGGCGTTGCTGAAATCTTGGCCCACGGACTGTGGGACTCCTGCCTTCTTGGCAAACGATGGGTTGTTGGCCACCGCAGCCATGAAATTGTGCTGTTTCTTACTTGTTGACGGCATCTTTATGTGCCCACCGTTGTACGGTATCGGTTTCCCAGATGCGGATAACCATCCACACGATGGTCAACACGCCGCCAATAAGCGTTACCACGGGCGTCATCCATCCTAAGAAGCCACCAAGGCCCATTACTACGGCAGCGCCGTCAGTCATTGTTTTTACGTCGTTGTTCATGTCAACACTTCCAAGCCCGAAGGCTCTTGTTAATCCGACTGTTTGGGTCTTTGGCTGTCTTCTCGGATGTGAGCTTTTTCTTCATCCCAGTCATCCTTGCACAGAAAGAGTCGCGCCTGCTGCCGCCCTCTGGCTGCGGTGCTTTCAACCCCGGCTTGCCGGGGTTGGCCTTGTTGTAGGAAGCCCGACCCTTGGCGTTCAAGCCGCCCTTCTCGGATTTGCCTTCCTTGCGTTGCCATGCAGGTGATTTAGCCATAGAAAATTGTAATTTTTGCCGTTGCAGGCAGGGTTACGTGTATGTCGGAGTAGAACAAAATGCCTTCTCCGGGGATTGGCAAACCAAACGCTACCAAATTGGTAGAAATATTGAATTGCAGCCTAATAGTTCCCGATGCGCCACCATCCCTGATGATTACATCGCCTGCCGTGCCGCCAGAAAGACACTGGTAGCCTTTAAGACGGGTGCGCTGCGACACCATCGTGCCTGTTGCTTCCGCGTGCGCTGCTTTTACGTCTGTTTGCATCGTCATAATCAAACTCCTTTTTTAACAGGGGCCGAAGCCCCATTGAGTTGATTAAGCGGCGACAGCGCCATTCAAAGCAACAATGTCCCAGCCAGCCGAGGTGTAGACCAACATGGCGCTATCGCCAACAGCGGTGAAGGTGATGGTTGAAAAACCAATTTTGGTTGTGGGGGTCAACACGGCGGAACCGCCATCCACAGCGTGGCTGATGATCTTGATCTCGCCAACAGTGCCATCGGCCAACGTCAGGGCTTGTGCTGCGCCTGTAGTCGTCAGTTGGGTGAATGCGTTGGTAACATCAACAGCGCCAGCGCCAGACAGGGACTGCGTGCCCAAAATAACATCATTGCCAATAGAAGAAGTTACGGTAACTGCACCCGTGGTGGAGTTAACAGAGATGGTTTGGAAGCCGTTTTGCGACCGAACTGGGCCGTTGAATGTGGTATTTGCCATGATAATTCCTTACATGCAAGTGGGGCGTATCTGTCTGCATGTCGTCAGCCGGGACTGTCAGATACACCGGAAACCCCGGAATGGTTGCAATATACACTATTCTTGGGATGTGTCAAGGTACTTGAAAGCCCACCCTTTATACGGCCCTCGCGTGAGTGGTTTCTCTGATTTGACTGCCCGGTTCACAGTCGGGGGTTTAAGGTTCAGCGCAATACGCAGTGCTTGGATGCTGGGGTATTCAAGCGTCGTTCCGTCGGGCTTGGTCACCGTCACTGCGCGGCTTACTTTTGCCCCATGGTCGGGTCTCTTTTTGCCGTACCAGTAGTTGCCTTCCCCCGACAATGTGGCGCTGATCTTGGTCCGGACTGCGGCGGATTTGGGTTTGCCAATGAGGTGCATGCGTATTTTTTCTTTGGACTCTTCTGCGTGTTTACGCCCTGCCCAGCTTTGTGCCGCCAACTCTTCTAAGGTGCGCTTGCGCCCCCACGTCGGGCTTTTTTTGCCACTCCATCCCAAGGTGGGCGCAACGGCATCCACTCCAATGTTGTAGCAGTAATCCTGGCCCACATGCTCTTTTAGCCACACGTTCTCCGCAGCGAGCAGGTCGGCATCCTCGGGCATTTCTTCCACCACGACGAACACAAAAGCTTGTTCGCCGTACTTGACCCATGCTGCTTGCAAATGCTTGTTGTTGTGTTTGCCGTTGCGCAGCTCGGAAAAATGGCGTGTCTTTCGGCGTTTCAAATCCACTGCGCTGCCAACATAAAATTTGTTGTTGATGACGTTGATGATTTTGTAAATACCTCTGGCCATGGTGCGCTCCTTGTACGCTGGCAGTGTACCATAAACTTAACGAGTAACACAAACACCAAAAGAAAAGGGGGCTTTGGCCCCCTTTTCTACATACCAGAGTATTAAGCTCCGGCAGAACCCCACATTCCGAGTGGGTCACTCCATCCAAAGGAATAACGCTCACGGGCCTTGTAACGGACGTTGCCGGTGTCGAAATCCCCATCCATGGAATTTGCCAAAGGCATACGCTCGAAATGCTTCATGCCGTTGGGAACATCGGTAATCAAATACCAGCCGTTCGAATCGGTCAAGAAGTGGTTGACGCAGTAGCCTTCAGGAATTGCACCCATCTGCTTTAACGCGTTGATGTCGTTATCAGCAGTAGAGACACGCAGCTCGGTGTCGAGCAAACGCTTGGCAACGAACATCAGCGCTGGGGGGATGACCATCTTGCGAGGCTTGGCAGCGATCAACAGGCCACGCTCATCGGTCCATGCAGCGATTTGAATCACAGCATTTTCCAAGGAGGTCTCGTTCAAGTCCACGCCAGTGGTGGGGCTGTTGTAGTTGACAGCGCCATTAACCAAGGGGTGGCCAACACGAGTGCTGGAGCTGTTGTTACCGAACAAGGTCACGCCGTCACCACCCAAGTACGAACCGTTGAAACCGTTGTTGATGACGGCTGCGGCTTTAACTTGCTTGGTGTAGGACATCGCACGGGCCAGGGCTTTGGTGTAACGAGCAGACAAGGAGTCATACAAGTTATCTTCCACAGCTTCCTCGGTGATCGAGAAGCCCAGGGCGATGGTTTCGTGGTTGTAACGGGCGGTGAACGCTTCCTGCGCATTGTCGTAGGAGATGGCGGAACCCTCGTTCTTGACGGGAGCAGCACCGAAACCAGCAAGCTTGGTCTCTTCTTCGAAGCTACGCTCTGATTTCTCAGTTTCGTAGATTTCTTTGTGCTCTTCGCCGTAACGAGCGTATTCCAAACCGAACAAAGCGTTCAGACCAGGGAGCAACTCTTTAAGTAGTTGTGCGCGTGAAATTGCCATTTTGAGTTACTCCTTACAGACCAACTGCGTTGGTGAATGTGTGATAGCCGGGGTTGATCTTGACCAGGATGTCGGTGTAAGCGTCGCCCACAACCGAGAAACCTTGCATGTTCACAAACCCAACAACACGGAATGCTGCGGTGGTGGTCACAGCCGAGGCACCTGCCACGACAGAAGCCGTAGAGTTACCAGTGGATGTGCTGCCAGTTGCCACAGCGCCAGTTGAGAAAAACACGTTTGCGCCAACGGCAGCTTGCGTGACAGAGCCAGCAGACTGAACTTGGAACACAACACCGGGGTCATCCACAACGTAAGCGTTAATCACGCCAGTGGTACCCGTGGGGTAGTACTGAGCATAGATCACTTGGCCTTGTGCGTTGATGTAAGAACAGCCAACAAACACACCTACGATACCCGTGTTAGCGGTACCGACAGGAAAGCCGTTGGTGGTCGCATCTGCGCCAGTTGCGGTGGCCACAGCCAAATAGCCTGACGAATTCACATACACGGGCGAACCGTTGTAAATGTTTGCGGCAGTGCCTGCGGGGTCGATGAGATACGAACGGGTTGCACCTGCATATGGTGTGCCGCCCAGCTCATTCACGGGTTTTAGCCCGTAAGGGGATGCTACTGATGCCATTTAAGGACTCCTTGTTTACTTAGAACCTGAACCAAACCCCCTGCCGCCGCTGACTGTGGACTTGCGGTCCGCAAACAAAGGCATACGAGGATCATTGTTTCGCATGAAGTGGTTGTCCACCGATTCCATCTGGTTTTGTGCTTGTCGGTCGTAGTAATCGTCCCGAGCGCGTGCTCGTTCCGCCACCATTTTGCAAAGCATGAGTCCGCCAATTTCGACGTTCCCGGTCTTTGCATTACCTTCAATCATCAATTCCGGATGATCTTCTGCCTTGACTGGCTCCCAACCGTCGCGCATCTTTCGAGACACGTTGGTGGGTTCAGCTTGCCCTAATACGTGGGTGGCCACCCAGCGGTACACATATCCTGGCTCCGGGGTCGGATCAGGCAGTGCCGAGGAAGGCGTATACACATAACGGGTTTGCTTGTCGCGTGACACGAGATCACGGGGGGTACGGTTTTCAGCCATTTTGACTCTCCAATTTTGCTACTTGAGCAGCATACTGCTGCGGGGTTAATCCAAATTTCTTTGCCAGTGCGACCTGGGTCTGAGT